GATGATTTCAAAGCGTTTCATAATCAGAACGGCAGGTCGCCTTCATCCTCAATGAGGGCAAAATCATCGGCTTGACCCTGAGAATAGGCGGGCGGTGCTGCATCAGGTTCACCCTGCGTGCGTTGTGCGGCGTTCTGCGAGGCGGGGCTGGTACTTTCCTTACTGCCGCAGAAATTCGCGTTCTGGGCCACGATTTCAACGGCTGTGCGGTTCTGGCCGTTCTTGTCCTGATAGCTGCGGCTCTGCAAGCGGCCATCAATGGCAATCAGGGAGCCTTTCTGGAAATACTTGCAGACGAACTCTGCCGTCCTGTCCCATGCAACAACGTCCAGCCAGTCTGCCTGGCTCTGGCCGTTGGCGTCACGGCGTCCGCGATCACAGGCGATGCGGAACGACGCAACATTCTTGCCCGTCGTAGTCTGGCGAAGCTCCGGGTCACGCGCAAGGCGACCCATGATTGCAACAACATTCAGCATATTTTTCACCTCAACATGAAATTCTTTCTCTATCGCAGTTTTCCAATATCGCCAGCTTGTAGCTTTCTGGTGCGTTATCGCCAAGCTGCACCACGCCAGCGGAAAACCACTTTGGCAGCGGGATACCAAGCTCTTTGTATCTGTCCCATGCAAGGCGCATAGACCAGTTATCGGATACGTTGTATGCGCTGTATTTGACAGCAGCTTCCCGCACCTCGCTTACAGTTGGCTTGAATCGGTGCGTTTTGGAAAGCTCCTGCACAGCCTTCAGCGCGGCATTGTAGGAAATATCAGAAAGCGATGCCGCCCAAGCTTTCGCAGTTTCCTCGGCGTTCGTTTTGCTGCAAATGTTATCCCAGTAGTTCATAGCCAGCGACAGGAGCGCCGCCGTCTGCTGATACGTCATCTGCTATGCCTCCTTTCGCGATTTCCCTCAGCTTTTCCTGTGTAGTTTTCATCTGTTGCCGTTGTGCAGCGCCTTTCTGCTGGCTTCTGGCCTCTTTCTCGGCAAGATACGCCGCGCGGGTGGTAATGTTATTTTTCAGGCAGTCGCGCAAGATTGCCTGCGCATAGCCCCACGAACGCTTATTGTTGATAGCTGCCTGATTGATTGCCTCGCAAACAAGGTCAGGCTCTACCTGTTCCAGATAGCCCACAATGCTATCAAATGCGGCACGAGGAAGTGCGCCAATGTTCTGCTCGTAGCAATCTACGCATTGTTGCCAGCTTTCGCGCGCTTGCGCGGTAGTAGTAGTAATATTTTGTTCTTTGTTCTTTGTTCTTTGTTCTTTGTATTGGCTTGTTTGGCTATCGTTCGCTTGCGAACGCTTGCGTTCGCTAACGTTCGCTTGCGAACGCTTGCGTTCGCTAACGTTCGCTTGCGTTCGCTTTTTGGCGTTTTCGGAATTTGCCTTGCATTTCGCGTTGTACTGGTCTTGAGCTGCCCTTATATTGCGGGTGATGAACCGATACGCAATCACTTCCTTGCCAGTGAGCGGCTCGGGCCGTTCTGCTCCTTCGCAATAAGCGCAAAGAGCATACATAAGCCGTCGAAACTCACCGTCCGAAAGGTCGGACGTATCTTCCATATACCCGGGATAAAAAGGGATATATTTCAATTCAGCCATATTCAGTTGTCCTTCTCTTGATGGCAGTGCATATAAATGTACTCGGAATGCGCTGTCATGTTCTGGTATAGCCAATCGTCGGCTTTTTCTTTACTCAAATGCTCGTGCATCACGCGCTTTTCATACACAAACTCGCCGTTAATTTTCTTTTCGGCTATGCGGTCTTTAATGTCCGCTTCTGTGTAGTTGGCTTCGACGAGATAGAGATTATAGCCTTTGGCTGTTATTCCGTTCAGATTGTTTGCGTCGGTTGCATAGAACAATCTTTCAACGGGAGGCTGCGGCAGCTCTATATGCCAGCAGCAATTTTGTACATCATGCTTTGTTTCCTGCGCCTTAATTCTGCACAGATTCTTGTAGTTGTACCAGCGTTCTGTTCGTATCACGTCAATCTGGCTCATTTTAACGCCAGCATTCACGAGGGCTGCACATAACCACACACAGCACGCAAAACGCAATGTGGGCCGCTCTCTGGCGAGCCTGCGAAGCGTGGCGGGGTTGAAGTGGTCGCCGTGGATGTGTGTGAGCAATACGAGCTTCAAGCTTTTGTAATCGTCTGTCAGCTGAGAAAATGGAATGCCGCAATCAATCAGTATTGAATTTTGAATGAGTACGGCGTTCCCTTGGCTCCCAGTTGAAATTATCTTGCAGTCCATCTCACAGGCTGCTCAAGTCGATTTTCTTGGGTTCAGCAGGCTGGGAAGGAATTTGCGCTGCTGCCTGTGGCTCTTCAAGCTGCTGGGGCGATTCTTCCTCAACCTGCGGTACAAGCTGGCCGCTTTCTGTTTCATCAATCACACGGCTGTCGGATTCATACGCGACCTGCATATCAACGCTCATAATGCCCCATTTGGAAATCAGCTGCCGAAGCATTGTTTTTTTTGCCATACTGTCAAAATCTTTGTACCAAAAAGAACTGTATTTCCACATCTCGCCCTGTGGGATATTCCCGGCAATCAGATTCTCGTAAGCCTTGCGGCTGAATGCTGCGCTATATCGGTCAGCGTGGTTCATCATTTTTTCTTTCGACCAGTACAGCACCTTGCGGAATCCGTTCAAATATTCAAAGCTTGCCATGTATCCGATAACAGGCAGGCGCTCCCACTCGTCATCATCTTCAAGGAACTGGAAGCGGGGATCGCCGGTCATCGGGTCGCGGCCTTTGTACTCACCCTGCTTTACGATCTCAACATTGATGCTCTTGTATTGACCGCTGCGTAATGCCAGCTGAACGTAACCCTTATATCCAAGCACGAACTGCGCATCCTGTATGCCTTTTTTCTTGTTGTTGAAAGGAACCAGATAATACTGTCCAAGCTGCGGGGACGGGGAAAGGTTAAGGCTTTCGCCCAGCAACGCGCCGGAAATAACGGTATTCCGGTCGCAGTTTTGCAATTCCTGATTAACCGATACCGCGCTCACAATGCTTGCCGTAAACCGTGCACATCGAGCCGGGTCGTGCAGGGCGTTAGCAATCAGTTTTTGCATGGACGGTGTATTTACCGCCACGGAAAAAGGCATTTTCTGCTGTACCATTTGATTAGATGTCGTCATAGCTCATACCCTCCTGCATAATGAACTGTTTCAGTTTCTTCAACTGTTCGATGGTGCCGCGAACGGCAAACTTTACTTCATAGACGGCAGGCTGTGTTTCCTCCGGCTCCTGCACGGCTGCTGGCTGTTCTTCCTCAGGTGCAGATACCTCTTCAACAGGCGGCGCGGCGTCCTGCTGCGCTTCTTCAATGGCCTGCTGCACCTTTTCTTCTGCCGCCTGCTGCTGTTCCAGTGCAGCGCGGCGCTCGGCCTCTTGCTGCTTTTGCAGTTCGATTTGCTCATGCCGAGCGCGAACCGTACTTAATGCAAGCGCAACATTCAGCGATTTCTTATATTCAACCAGCAACTCGGCGGCGTCCTCATGGCGGGAAAGCTCCTGCACCTCTTCGGCGATTTTAAGAACCGTCGATGCAAGCGCGGCCTTTGTGCCGTTCACGCTGGTAGAAAGCCCGATTTTAAGGTTCATCTGCTCAAAACGCAGCCAGGGAAGATTATTTGCTTTGCAAAGCTCGTCAAAGTAGCTCTGTACGGCCTTGACCTTATCGGCCTTCAAGCCTGCTTCTACCTCATCAATGCGGCGCTTAAGCTCGGCATCTGCCTTCTTGTACGGGTCGGAGATGCAGTCCTTATAAACCGCTTCAAACCGGTTGTACGGCTCCATGATGGCTTCTTTAACGCGCTTTCGATCTTCTTCCATCGATGCAAACTCTTTGCCCAGTTCCGTGCGGATTTTCTTTACATCTCCGCGCGTTTCTTCCGTGCAAACAAGTTGCATCGCGTTCTTCGTGCGGGTCTCTATATCGGCTTTCACAAGCTGAAGATGCTCTTCGATAATGGGCAACTGTTTCAGCGTGATTACCGGCATTTTCGTTTCCATTTGTCAAACCTCCATGTATTCGAATCTGCGCATGCTCTGGCTCATCCCTGTTTCAGCGGAAAGCGTAAGGTCTCGCATCTGCTGATATTTGATGAAGTCTGGCGTAGAGCGGTCATGTATAATCTGTTGCATGGCCTGAAAGTGTTTCTGGTATTTATCAGGGGCGTTGTCCTCAAATGCGGTTCTCATTCTCTCGCAAGTCATCTTTATCCCTCTGCTGCAACCGCAATCGGGATGCCGAGCGCGGTCAAAACTGTTTTCACGTCCAAATCATCGTAGCGGTAAATCGCGCCGTCGATGTCTACAATCTCGTCGCCCTCGTAGTACGGTACGCCGTCAGCGTCCGTTCCAATCGGTTCATCATCATAGGGCGGAAAGGGGTTGTCTTGATGGCCCCAAAAGCTAGTCATTTGTCGGCCTCCTGATTTTCTTCCTCATCAGAAAAATGCAGCTCCATCAAGTCGGCAATCGCAAGGTACTCTTTGGCGTATTTGCTGTCGCCGTGAGTTTTCTTGACGATCTCACGGAACTTCGCCAAATCACCATAAAAGCAACCACACTGTACGCGGAGAATTTTATCCTTGCATCGGAAAAATGTGGTCGCGCGGAAGCAGTGACCAAAGCCTGTAACAACGGCGTAGTCTGCATTGCCGTAGACCCACGCATCGCCGGAGACCCGCGCATCGCCGGAGACACACGCATCGCCGGAGACCCGCGCATTGCCGTAGACCCACGCATTGTCGTAGACCCGCGCATCGCCGGAGACCCGCGCATTGCCGTAGACACGCGCATTGTCGTAGACACACGCATTGCCGTAGACCCGCGCATTGCCGTAGACCCACGCATCGCCGGAGTGGGAGAGGTTATCTTCCTTCTCAATAAATCCGCCGAGTTCTCCCTTCTTGACGTTGCTAAAAGTGATGAGAGCCTTAATACGGAACAGCTTCTTCCCGAAAACGTTCGTTACAAATTCGGCGGTCAGTTCAAATTTCTTCATGGCTGGATGCCTCCTTTGGATACAGCCCGCACAGCAGATTCAACGCCAGCAGGGCGACGATGGTGGTGGGGATGTTGAGAGAACCGAGCGCAGCCAAGAGCAGCACCAAATCTGCGGTGATTGCCAGCTTGACGGCTGCGCGTTTCAGTGATAGAATACAGGTAGAGCTTTTTGCGATGCTCTGTTTTTTTGCCGTTCCGGTGGTGGTGCACCGGGGCGGCGTTTTTGTTTTTGCAATCATTCTTTGATTTCCTCCCATTCAAAGCGGCCCTTGCCGGAGTTGCGCCACTGCCCAAGGCCGCGCTTTTTGCCGTAGTCGAGGCATTCACGAACCATATCATCAAGCTTAGGGTCAAGGCATTCGATTTCAAACTCTGCTGTTGCACCTGCGGGAACGCTCTCCGACTTTGCGATGCTGACGCGTTCGCCCATCGGGGTTTGCGCCCGCAGGGGGCGCTCGCAGAAATCAACCTTCATGCCGTGCAGGTCGTAGGGAATCTCGCGCGGGGTAACGAAAATCAAGCCATCAATTGCCTGTTTGTACGCCTTGATAGCTGCGCAAGCCTTGCCGCCTGCATAGCCAGCCTTGCCCGCCTTTGCAAGCATTTTGCAGCTGTCCTTGAACATGCCCTTTACCTGATAGTCGTACAGGAACGGCGTTCCGTCAGATGTTTTGGGAAATACCGTAATGCGGTCTTCGGCGTTCTGGGCCTTGATATTGTCCACTTCTTCGGCGGTAAGGTCGCCGGTGGGGGCCTTGCTGGCAATGTAGGTTGCGAGAAGTTCTTCATTACTGGGGGAAGAACCGAGAACTTCTTCCAATAGGGTGATTTTTACTTTCATGGTGGTTGTCTCCTTTTTAAATAAAATCGGTTGCTTTTCTGCGCCTATGCCAATCGATGCAATGCCTACGCGATGCGGTGCTGCGCCATGCCGTTGCGGTGCCATTCGTCGCGTGGCTTCGCCATTCCATTGCCAATCAGAGCAAGCAGCACAAGGCTTTTCCACTGCTAATCAAATCGGTGCCTCCGCAAAACCTTTCCGGGCTATGCCGTCGCGCTGCCATTCTTTGCCAAGCCTTAGCTTAGCCATGCTACGCCACGCTTAGCCTTCGCGTCGAATTGCAGCACCCTGCCTCTGCATTGAGAAGCGGATCTGCGCTATGCTGTTGCTATCCATAGGGGAGCTAATCAGTGCCGATGCGACGGTTTGCGTAACGCCGCGCCGCGGGGAGGCGCATAGCCTCTGCGAAACGACGCGCAGCTTCGCTCTGCCCCTGCTTATCGTTGCCATGCCGCTGCCACGCCACGCAGAGCAAATCCATAGCTAAACAAGGATTGCACGGAGTTCTGCAAGCACGTTGTCGATGTGCTCTTCACGGGTAGGCATAGCGGCAGAAGATTTGCGCACGTCCGCCACCGGGTAATACGTTGAAAATTCGTCAAGCGTAATGCCCAGCGCGGTGCATACTTTGCCAACCTCCGGCCAGCGCCAATCATTAGCGCCGTTGATGCGGTTTGACATCTGCGTTTTGGACAAGCCGCAAACATCTGCAAGGCGTTGTTTGTTGTAGCCCTTGCTTTTGATAAGAGCTGTAAAAGCAAGGTTTGTCATGGTGGTTACTCCTTTCTTTCCGCGATCAGTTCACTTACAGCCGCTTCCATCTTCTTCTGAATGTCAGGCGGTTTGCGCTTGCTGTTCAGAATCAAACAGATATAAGGCTTGCCGTAACCGAGCTTTTTTGCTACATCTTCATAAGAAATGTCGTTGTTGTGCATTTTCCCAATCAAACGGCCAGTCCACGCTTCGGGCATTTTTTCACCTCCCTTAGTAAAAATTAGAAGTAAACAAAATTGACTGCCGCGACACAATATGCTATAATCTGAACTGCCAGAGTAAGGCAGAAAGGAAGGTGGTCGTCCCTTGACCAAACTTTTGAGTATGCCAGTTCCAGACTAAAGAGATTGCGTAACGCGCTATGGCTTAAACGGCTGCCCCAAAGCTGCCAAAGGTTACGGCAAGTCCACAGAATTGCAAGTTCGTTTTGCAAGCAGCGGATGCGCATTGCACAAAGGACCGTGTACTTGCCCGCTCACATTGAGCGGTTCCGTTGCTGCAAACTTGTTCTGGTAAAAAACTTTGGGGAAAATCCGCCTGCTAACGAACAGCAGGCGGATTTTTTTTGCTGTCGCGGCAGCGATTATGGTTGCAAAAGTTTACAAAGTATGCTATATTGTAGTTGTCAGATACATAAAAGCATTAGGCGCGGGCAAGAGGTTGCCGGGGCTTTGTTTGTTGCAAACTTTTTAAACCATGATTATAGTATACAGCAAACTTTTTAAACCGTCAACCCTCCTGTGCGAACTTTTTGAACTTTAGCATTTTGCACAAATTGGAGGTATTGTTTTAGTGTTTTACGACAAGTTTGTAAACCTTTGTGCTTCCATTGGGAAAAAGCCTACACCGGTAGCTCAAGAATTAGGGATTAGCAAAGGTACAGTTGCGAGTTGGAAAAGGAGAGGAAATGACCCAACTGACGCATATTTGGCAAAGATTGCAAATTACTTTGGTGTATCTGTTGACGAATTGCGCGGGGATACCGAAAACGAAAAAAAGCCCACCGCACAAGGCGATGGGCTAAAACTCGATTCCTATGAAGACATCGATCAGTGGCTTGACACTTTAGATGGCAAAGGTCTTGATATGGTAATTGCGATGGCAGCAGCAAAGAAGGTGAAAGTCAATGAAGATAAATCCTGATTGCGTCCGAGATGTTATGCTCGGTCTTGAAGAACAGCTCGGTTTGTTCCTGAATGATAAATGCAGTATGGAGTTTGAATGTTCCAGCCCTGATAAGCTGAAAAAATCATCTTTTATGAGGGGCAAAGGCTATTCCAGGGAAGATATATTTTATTCTTGCTTGCAGGCTGCTGAAAATGGCTATATCGTGGCAGAATATCGAATAGACAAAGAACTCAGAACGATAGAGTTTTTTTATATTATGTATATCACGCCCAAAGGTCACGACTTTATTGCATCAGTTTCTAACCAGCAAACGTGGCAGGAAAAAATAAAGCCCACCTTATCAGCGGTGGGCAATGTGTCTCTTACTGTGATTGAAACGATTGCAAAGGGTGCGGTAACTGCATTTATTGAGCATCATCAATCCGGCTCTTAAAGGCATTGTGCGGGCGGAACGCCGTGTTTCCCTGTGCTGCAATTACACTGGCCGCAATAGCTCTGTCCAGCTCTAACGGAAGATTTTGTGCATCGTAAAAGTTCATGCCGGAGACTTCAATCAGTTTCAGCATTTTTTCGATGACTTCATCCTTTTTCTGCCTGTACTCGCTATCGTCGCACTTGTTGTAGACATCAATTCTATCCCGCATTGCTTGTCTCCTTTATAACCTCATTACAAATTGCAATAGCATCTTTTAGCGGTATTTCTCGCAAAAGCTGCTTTGCCTGCTCTCTTAAACTAAGTATCGTACTTTTTTGCGTGATTGTCAACGGTTCTTTTCTCATTTTGATTCCCCCAAAATTAAATAAGGTTGTGATATCGTGGGCTTTTTTGACTTTTTGAAACCGAAACAAAAAGTAAATGTTTCCATAACAACACATGAGTCGACTAAAGATGAAATTGCAAAGCAGTACGCTGGTTACTGCAAAGCACAAGCAGAAAAGCGGCACGCAGAACAGGAAGATCGTGCAAATGAGTGTTTTCTGGCGCTTTCCGCTGATGACCTAGAAGACAAAAACGGCCTAAAGCCAACAGAAATTTTAATGCTCTCTTATTTAGAGAAGTATTCCAGCGGAAAGCCCGTTGCAAAGTTCTGGCATTATGATTATGGCGTTGATGACGTTTGGCCAATTATTAAAAAGTTGGAATCAATGGGATTTGCTGAAAACGGGAAATTGACTGATAAGGGAAAAGCAGAAATAAAAGATAACGAATATGTTTATTTTTGGCATAGAAAGACTTATGCTCGTGTGGCTTTTAACTTGCCTGAGTTTTGCCGTGCCGTAAATGCTCGAAGAGATATTCCGTATCGGGATTTAATATGGGGACAATACAATAAACTGTATATGGAAGCCTTTTCTTCTCCCAAAAAATGCCGTGATTTACGATATTCCATGTATGAGTTTTTGGTAGACGAAAAAAAGTTTAAAACGGCTTTTTCTATGCTACTTGAAATACCTTTTTATGATATGAACTGCCAATATCCTTTTATAGCTCCTAGTATTATGCAGGAACTAAAGAAAGCCCAAAAAAAAGCTGGCTTTACTGAAGATCAAATTTTTGATATGGCAAAAGAAAGATACGGCAGGATGCTTGTTGAAAACCCAACTGTTCCTGCGATAGATGTCGCAGGTATTGTAACATCTTACATTTTTGGAAAAGATGGTCTAGCTCAAAGAGTTTTGAAATCTTACAACATTGATTGCACCCGGCTGTTTTCTGGCAACCATTGATTGTATTTTACACAACTCACAGTTGTATTTCAACAGTTTCACAAAAGTACTCATTTGTCAAGTCTTTATAATCCGCTTTTTCGGTCTTCTGCGCCCGTGTCTTGGTGGAACATCCAAATCAGGCAGTTTCTTCATGGTCTGCTTCCCTCCTTGCACGGTCTTGCAGCACAGCACGGTACATAGCTTCAATGGTTGCCGCATTGCGGGTTTGGTAATTCTTTAGACGTTCCACGTTATTCATTGTTGATTCCTCCTGTGTTTTCTGACTACAGTAAGAATCTTAACATGTTTTTTATGCCATACCTTCCATTTATTTCCACGGCATTTTTTGAAGAAATATTTCTTTATATTTTCTTGATTGATACGGTAGAAAAATTTTACCACATTTGAAGTGCAAAACATGTAAAAAATTGAGGGTGACGAAATGGAAAGTAGAGCTGATTTCCGAGAACGTGAAGGACTTATTCTTTCGCAGTGCCGGTTGGAATCCGGGCTTTCGCAAGAATATGTAGCCAGGCAGATGGATGTGAACATCCGCACGGTGCGCAACTGGGAAGAAGGGCTTTCCCCTATCCGAAGCGATGACCTGTTGATGTGGTTCACCGTCTGCAAACAATCCCCATGGCGCTGGCTGCAGCGAATCTGGATGCCGTCTGCATTCAGCGATACCGATACTCCAAACTGGACGGACGAGCAGGTAGACAAGGCACTTTCTGATTATATCGCTCAGATGCCGAGCCTGTACAAGCGCCGCCTGCTGTATATCCTTTGTGGGGCGCACGGGAGCGATTGGGCGGGCCAAATAGATTTGCTGTGTGCTAACGCGCATACGTCTATGCAAAGCCGTGTACGCGTCTGCCAGGCCGTAATACAGAACTACCGGATAGATACCGTAACTGGGGATGACCCCTGCCCGGAAAGCATCAAGCCGGACTTTGACCGCCTGCAAATATGCCTGCAAGCCGGAGAAGCCGCCGTTCTGGCAGGTGACGGCGAATATAACGCAAGGGAAAAATAAAAAATCCCCTGCCGGTGGTGCCACACCAGCAAGGGATAAAGAGCCGTCAACACAAAAAGTTGACGGCATTATTATAACACACACAAAAAGGAGCCGCAATATGAAAAGGACAAATACCGCAAAATGGATTGAAAGCGCCGGGCGTTGGCAAATCAACGTGCAGAAGGACGGAGTGCGCAAGACGTTTACCAGCGCCAAGCCGGGCCGCACAGGCCAGAGGGAAGCTAACAAAAAAGCAGATGAATGGCTTGACATAGGCGTAAAGACGGAACGGATTAAGGTTTCTGACGCATGGGAACAGCTGCTACAGCAAAAAAAACTTGTGTCTGATGCAGAATACAAAAATATGGCATCGTTCGGCCGCTCCCATTTGCTGCCAGCCATCGGGATCAAGTCGATAAAAGCCGTTACGGAACAGGATTTCCAAAAAATTATAGATTATGCGTTTCGCCATCCACAGGGGAACAGCAAAGAGCCCTTATCCAAAAAGACGTTACAGAACTATGCCAGCTACTGCAAGCAGTTTACGAATTTTTGCCGAAAATCAAAATGGACAACGCTTGAGCTTGAAGAGTTACAGATTCCGGCAGCATCCAGAAAAAAAGGAAAGAACGTTTTGACAGTTGAAGCGCTGAACACGCTTCTAAAAGTAGATACGACCATAATGCGCGGAAAATTTGTGCATGATGAATACATAAATTATTATAGGTTTCAGGTGCTAACAGGCATGCGCCCCGGTGAAATGCGGGGGCTGCGATGGGAAGACGTTGACGGGAATCTGTGCAGACTGAAGCAGGCAATCAATGCGCACGGTCAAATCACGCAGGGAAAAAACGAAAACGCATTGCGCACGGTAGTGCTATCCAGACGCGCAGTGGACGTGCTGGAAGCTCAGAAAGCCGTGACTGGAAAGCAGGAGTACATCTTCCCCATGGAATCCATGAACACCTACTACCACCGCTGGCAGCGCTATCAGCGCTCTAATGACATGCCGGAGCTGAGCCTTTACGAACTGCGCCACACGTTTGTGAGTATCGCAAAGGAGTTGCCGACTGGCGAATTAAAGCAGCTAGTCGGGCATAGCGAGGATATGGACACATACGGCACATACTCTCACTACATCGCTGGAGATGACGAACGGACAGCACAAAACCTACAAGAAATCTTTGATAGATTGGTGGACTAAAAAGTACACACTAAAAGTACACACTTTTTTTCTTAAATGTATGAAATAATAGAAAAAGTATGTGATAAAACAAAATAATATAGCAATATACCGCTATATTTTTAATCACTAAAAGCATTGTGTATAGTTCGAGTCCTGTCACCTCGACCATCGGAATGCGCCGCAGATTCATTGAAATCTGCGGCGCTTCTGTTATTCGGTATACATGTAGGAATGTTCTTCGGTTTTCTCTGCCAAAAGGCGCTGCCGCGGTTCATTTTTCTGTTGTCTTTTCCCCACAAAAAGGCTATAATAATCTCAAATTTTGCATAGCATAGGAGGGGTCGTCTTGGAGCGGATCAAACGGTATCTGCGCAGCGCGGCGGGGTATCAGGCGGTGTGCGCCAAGTGGCTGGTGCTGGCGGCGCTGGTGGGCTGCGTGGTGGGCCCGTTGGGCGGCGCATTCGGGCT